GTTAACTGCCTTTTCAGATGCCTCTATGAAAGTCTTCTTCATTCGATTAAGCATCTTGATCTCTGGCAGCATAGAGATAGTAGGCCCACGCCCCATAATCTCTTGTGGAGCACGTGAGAACCTTGCAATCAAAAACGGCAGGGCGTCAAAACCACTCTCTTTAACAACCTCTTTATCTTGAATGGAAATATAAACAGACTTGAACCGTTTACTCTTTGCCCCCATCTTAGACGAATCGAAATCATTATTAGGGGCTACCACTTGGACATACTCAAACTTCTCGTCCATCTTATTAGCTATAGCAGCCTTCTTCGCGCTCTTATTGAGTTTATCAAGACCAAACTCCTGCACAGCCTGACGTGTCGTATAGAATATCTGCCTGTAGACAGTATCTATTTCACCTTTGTTGTTATCATCAAAGAACATAAACCCAATATGATGAGACTTAAAGACCAATTCTCCGTCAATCTTCTCAACTGATATTACGCCAGTACCAAAAACAATCATTGACCTAATAGTAATAAACATCTCACGCTGGAAGTTTGATCGCCAAATCTCCTTATGCGTTAAAGCAGTAGCCTTCGACAGCCATTCCTTCATGTCTTGGTTTTGACTGAGGTCGTAGTCCTGAGCGGTAAACTCAAACCACTTTGCACCTACTGGCATGAGGTATGAGAATATACCAGAGGTCATCTTATACGCAGCCATCAATGCTGTGGAGTCGTACAGATGGACAGTCCTTAGCTGACCTTCTGTCTGCCACGCATTACGAACCATGTCCTGTGCTTCTGGCCACGCATATTGACCAGCTTCCATCATAAGACTATTGTATTTGGTCCTGCGACTTACAGCTTCGCTATACTTATTAAGAGTTACGTCAACTTCAACCATTACTCACCAAGCCGTTTCTTAAGTGCAATTTGATTACCGGAAAGAACTGTGCTTCTTTGCCCGCCGGTTTGAGCCTTACTTCGCTCACGCCTCTTTGCTTCTTCTGAGTCTTCCTGTATGACAGACTGTTCTTCTACTGGTTCGGAGGCGGCGGTCTGTTTAACCTTTGGGTTTCTAAATAGATTGCTCATCGCGTCTCCTTCTTAATAGTTCCTTTAAAGTCTCAAGCATCTTCGCTGGATCGTTCTGCCCGGTTGACTCGTCAGGAGAACGATCCTCTTCAAGAGATTGCCTTGGCGATTGCTCAACCAAGGACGTGTCTCTGTCAGCGTTCTGCATTATTTTAGCTAGTAGTTCTGTGCTCATAATTACCTCGCCTGAACGCACTTCCACCAATCCATAGTGATTGTTTCTTCCGCACTATTTGCTAGGGTCATTGCGATGACCGGAGCAAGCAGAACGTCTGCCGGGAAGTCAGTTCCAGTAGCATTAGGTATAGTCTTCGTTCCAGCCTGTTTAACGCCATCAATATAAAAACTAAGCAGATTGTTTCTGGTGTCAAACTTCATACCAAGCTTAACATAAGTACCAGCAACGAGCGTTCCAACATCTGAATTTACTTCGACTGCCGTAACCGTATTAGCTTTATAGGTGGTATCGAACGCAGTAGTATTAGCTTCTTGGTGATGGAAACCAACCATGTTAATATCAGCGATAGTTCCAGTAGCTGTAATCGGTACTGTAGCTGTCTGGGCAGTAGCGTCCATTAAACCGACAAGCCATGCCTGCTCAGCAGTGGTGATCGTTGATGTCTTAATACGGCATTCAAACCAAAGACTCCCAGCGCCAGAGGTTATCTGGAATGGAGTCTGTTTCGTAGTTATAGAGATAGATTCATTGTCGGTTGCCTCTGTTATTACAACTCCACCGCCCAACGCGGCGTCTGGTGTAATAGTTGCGCCAGCAGAACCAAACGCCAAGTACCTTCCAACACCAGCGTCAGATATAATAGTAGTAATAGTCCCAGCAAGGCCCAAGTCTTCAAAACCATCTGACATCATATATCCCGCACCGGGATCTGTCATAATTGCATTCAGCGGGCAGTCATTCCAGAACTCACTTAGCCCTGTATACGAGTTTGGGTTTACCTTTGTAACAGCCTTCATTGCTGTGGGGTTAATAGTATTCTTCTCAAAACGATCACCCTTCGCTGCATAAGTTGCCATGTCTTACTCTTTTCTTCTCTTACGAGAATTAGTTATCGTCCACTATTGGACTTTTAGTTTTCTCGGCTATATCAGCCAAAACGTCTACTTTCTTACGCGCCCCGCCAGTTTCCTGACTGAGACTAACGCCTAAATCTTTTGCACGTTGTCGCCAGTTCACATCGTCACCAATAGCAACGTCTGTGGCAACAACTACTGGCTCATCCTCTCCCCATCCCTCTCGTTGCTTAGTCAGCACAGTAGTCTTGTGCCAGTTCTCAAGTTCGTCTTTTACGATGTCCCTGATACGTTCCTCTGACCAAGACTCATCGACTCGCTTGTTAGATTCTTTCTCTACTGGTTTAACTTCTTTGGGCATTGGATGGCAAGTTAAACATCTATTACACTTTGCCTTTTCTATCCAAACTAGTTCGTTCTTACAAAATTTACATTCTGCCATTTCTTTTCCTTTCAAATGAAGTTGTTCTCCGAGAATTGCGGTCGCTTAATACATTCGCCACCTCTCTGTCTCGGACTTGTTCTGGCCGCTGCCAGCATAAAATATAGTGTACTGTGGTAGTAATGGTCGTCACCCATCTTAATCCACGATGGCTTTGTTAACCCAGTAGCCGCACTGGTAATAATAGTCTTTGCTGTCTTTGTCATCTCTCTAGCATACTCGTTTACTTCAACAGAAGGTCTTGGTATAACAATCTTATTATTAGCATAAGCGGAGTGAACATTATCCATCCACTCATTCCTATTAACCTTAACCATCCCACTCTTAGCATCGAACTTAGGCTTTCCAGGCTGACTCTCTGAGTACTGACATAAATAAATCGTATAAGGTTCAGTCTTCTGGAAATCCCTAACACCGTGGTCATACGGGCCAGAGTCAATCACGCAAGAGTGAACATTCATCTTCATCGCTAAATCATGGAGCTCATCCATTGTATCGAGGCGTGATACATTCAATATCTCATAAGTATCCCGTGAAGTTCTAATCCCGACAGTAGCGTGTATCTTCTTGCCAACGTCAACGCCCATACAAGTCTCACCAGTAGAAACCATCTGATTTGGATGGCTGGAACACCTTGACAGTACGATTGTCTCGTTAAGCTGGTTCTCTGCCTCTGTAGTAGCCACTCCCAAAGTAGAACGCATGAACTCTGACATCTTAGCGCCCTCAATATTATTGAATTGGTACATGTACTCGTCAAGGTCTGCCAGTGGAGAGAGAAGTCCTGATACCCAGAAGCCAGCTTCACGCCGGTCAGGAAAGTCAGCTTTCCATTTTCCATCTCTTATAAACAACTCGGCCTGACAATGGACACAGGCTCGATACCATTTACCTTCCTTTTGAAGAATAGAATCTGGGAAAGATGTGACTAAACAAGTACGCTTTCCGCACGATCTACATTTGATCTGCCACCGTCGTTGATCGGATTCGTCATACAGTTTGTCAATTCCGTAGCCCGGATATGTCGGCGACCCAAAATTTCGCTCACTACTGAACCTGGATCGCTTCAATCTCTGCTTTGACATATATACCATATCCATGTCCATAAGATCAATTTCATCCCTATCAATCCTATCACAGGGGATTGACCTAAGATTGTCAGTATCCTTGGTGTTTGAGTTACCAACGTGCTTGGGTTGAGCACCGACCATAACAATAGAGCGTCCATTGATCTCCTTACACATAGTAGTATTCGTGTCACCCTTACGCATTATCCATGGGTTATACCGGAATATAGGGTCAAAAGAAACCTTACTGAGCCTCTCAACGGCAGTAACCGATGGCATCATATACATGATATTCTGGTCAAACTTCCGATACTTACATGCGTGTATATCATCAATAAATAAAGAAGTAGTCAGGCACATCTGTGCGCCCTTTTTGCAGTTAAGTATCTTCTTCTCACACGCAACAATGTCAAGTATATAGCTCATATCCTTGAGAGAGAACTTATACCCGTCACGGAGATTCATCTGTCTGGTGTGTGCCCAGATCATAGAATCGGTTATCATTAACTTTTCAATGAGCTCTTTATCGGTCAAGTAGACCTCTTACCCTTACGGGGAACATTCGTCTTCTTTGTCGGCTTAGGGTTCTGAACCATAGTGGAACTCTGAGTGCGACCCTTTGGATAACCTTTGCCTTCTGGCATAATTGATTCCTTACTTGAAAGTAGTAATCTTACCACAACATGGACAAAGAAGCCTAGTAGTATCGTCTGGAAGTTCACTAATGATAATCGCTTCGTCACAAGTGCTACACAAAAGCTCACCTGGCAAGTATGTCTCAGATATCATCTTCTTATCCATCATCAACCTTATAACACATGTTAGTTTAAATGTCAAGAACAAAATAAAAATGTTCTGTGGATGGTTAACTTAATATCACTCATAGCCAACACTGTGAGTTAGAGAGCACCTAGAACATGTTGGTTGCATCTTCTGGTGTTTCTTTAAATCACATCCGCAAACAATACAAGTTCTTGATTGATATTTGTGACGCATATAGTCAGCGTGTTTAACAATAAGGAGTTCCCTTGCTATCGTGAAACCGCAAGCACTTCCTTTTTCTATTGTTAGCATATCTATTCCTTTACTCAAGTATGGATTAGTTAACTTACGCGTACCAGAACTCCGCACCTTCAAACAAAGAGCAATCATAGCCCAAATCCGTCAAAGCCTCAACAAGAACATCCTCAGCATCGCCGTGAGCACATTCTGGGTCGTAACCTACATCGGGCAATATCTCTTCAAGCTTCTGTTTAAACTCTTCCTTGGTCATCTTTCTATTCCTTAAAGGTAGGGCAGGGTCGGGGTTAACGTAGGAGCGGGTGTAACTTCAAGCACTACCTTCACATCTGAAACTGACACAGAGAAGACAGGGAGGTGACCACCACGAAAGAACTTAAGATAGCCTTGGTCGCCTATATACCGATCAGCCCTAACAGTCTCAGCAGTGCCGTCAGTGAGTTTTATGTCGTATTTCTTATCGGTCATGTCTTTAACTCCATTGTAACTGCCTCAATAATTATCCTGTCTATCTTCTCGTTATATTCCTTATCTACTAATGCCCACGATTCGTCCTCTAACTGGGTGGAGTATTTATTCGGTTTCTTGTCTTCTGTGTCCATGTTCTATTCCTTTCTATTTAAACAAGAGAGCCTTGTCTCTAACTAAATTATAATACGCCTGCTCAGCATCCGACAAGGGGATATATTTAGTAATACCTTCTACATACCCAGAAACAAAAGCAAACTCTTGAGCTGGATCGCAGTCGGAGCAAATACGCATGGGGGCTGTACTTCTATCTGGGTTGGTCATGTCTTTAATTCCTTTCTGGGGTAAAAGTTCGGGGATTTAGTACTGGTATACACAATAGGCCCCCCATGCCCCGATGCCCCCCCTGCCCGAATAAGCTTTTGCCCACCCCTGTTCGGTTTCTGTTCGGTGTTTGTTAGGGTGCCTGTTCGGCATCGTGAGCCATTGCCTGTATCGCTCCTGCCCTGATAACGGGGTTGGGCTGGTACCAGCCCGTATTTCGGGACAGTTACGGGGGTTAGTGGTGTCTGGAGTGGTGTAGCGTATTCCTCATTATACATGGTTCTGGTCTATCCCTTCTTATGCCTGTTACTGCCCTTGCCTCATTAAAGGCCATAGCTAGCCAGTGGTGGCTCTTGAACTCTATTTAGTACATTGGGTCGGGTGAACCGGAGTTTGCCCACTCACGAGCCTGCTATGGCCTGGCCTATGCCAGCTTTAACTTGTAATCAGCCGCAACCTGCTGTAATGCAGCCTTATCGGCCTCTGGGACGGTGTCAACCTCTTTAACCGTGGTGATTGTCTGGTTGTGCAGGTTGCTGATGGCGTTTAATTCGCGTGTAGCGCTGACGATGCCCTGATTATCGCCTTTAACCCGTGCCATCCCCAAGGCCTCGTTAAGTAAATCTATCGCTATTTGCCTGTTATGGTCGCATTTGGTGGTGATTTGTGCCTTATACGCCTCAATAGCCTCATTTATGCCTTGCTTGGCCTTGTTTTCTGCACCTAGCTTATTGTAGTTCCCTTTACAGTTCGGGTAAGCGTCTTTATATGCCTTAGCGGCGTTGTATCCGTTATTGCAGTAGTTCTCAATGAAAGCCTGTTGTTTGTCTGTTAATGGGCTTGTGGGCATTTATAGAGGTCTTTCGGGTTTATGTTGATTAACTCTCCGTCTTGGTATCGTACCATACTTTGTCCGTAGATCATCATGTCTCTCATTGCCTGTGTGGACGCTTTTAGGGCTTTTCTGGCTGCTATGCGGTATAATCTCCATATTGCCTTATATGTCTGCTTCGTGGTTGATCGTG